TTGACAAAGAAATTAAAGAAGTTATCACCCTTAGCAGGCTGACCGAGGATTACAGCATCACCAGCAAGAAACCCCAAGCGGTTGTTAGCAAAGAACCCGTAGGTAATTTTTTTGCTAATAAAACTAGGAGTGGGGTTAGAAGTATCGTCACCAACAGTACGGTTGGTATAAGAAATAGTGCTAAAAGTAAAGTTGTTTTCACTATTACGTACCAACTTGTGAGGCATCTTTGAGAAGTCTAAGCCTTGAGAAATACCAGGCTTGACTGTTTCGTTCCAGGTAGTGCCATCCGATTTAACGTAGAAATCATCCTCAGCTGCTGAAGTATTACGTACTTTGTAGACAGAACCGCTGTTGGCACTAGCAGAAGGCAGGTTAGCGATGCTAGCAACTGTATCGGCCACACTACCAGTAACGTTGGTAGAAGACATTGCAGTGGCAACTGTCTTGTTGATAATAATAATCTGATCTTCTCTAGAAATAACATGGAAATCATTGTGATCACCGTCTAGATAAGCCTGACCAGTATTACCAGACATGGTTGCTGCAGTACCGTCAGTATTCCAGAGTTTGATTTCTTGGTCTTTAATTACACCTACATAAGCTTCGGTGCTAGAAACACGGTAATAGAACCAGTGACCAGAAGCATAGGTTGTTGAAGATCCAAGATTGGCTTTCCAACTAAACCCAGGTCTTTTAATCAAACCAAAGGTAGGGTCAGGGTAGCCATTAATAATCTCAGAAACTTGGTTAGGTAGCTTTGAATCATCTGGTTGTGTGGAGACACCACCCAGAAAATCAGGTATTTGTTGAGTGATGTTTGGCATTAGTGACGATAAAGTGCGTTATAAGGTTGGTAGCTGACATAGAAGTTACCGCCCTCAGGATGACCAAAGTATGTGTAATCACCTTGATTGCATTCATACTCCATAGCCATAGCGCGGTTATAGGCTTCTTTTTGTTGGAGTAACTGGTACTGAGTGGTGTCACCTACGATGCGGCTCGAAAAGATGGTCGCAGATCTGGCAACGATATAATCACGAATAGGTTTTGGAAGATCACCCCAATCGTAAAAATAGACAACATCAACAGTTGGCGTGGAATCCCATTTGTATGTGTGATTCTGGCGGTCATAAAGTTTACCCTTTCTCTGCACTGCATCCATAGATTTGTTTGCATGGTGATCAGAAAGATCTACCTGCAAGACATCAGTAGGAATAGTGATTTCTTGTGTAGTGGAGTCAGGGACAAAAGAAGTCAGGTGGTATTCTTTATTGAATGTCCAGCCTTCAGCCTGCACTTCACGCGACACACTGGTCAGCGTCTCAAAAGCAAGCGCAACGTCCGGGTTGGTGTTTTCAAGTTTAGTTACAGGAGCTTGGCCTACAGACATGAGAATCTCATTTACTGCAGTTAGTTGATCAGCTGTAGGTGAACTAGGTATTGGCATAAAGAGTTCTCGTTCAATAAAAAAAAGGAGCCTCCGAAGAGACTCCCGTATAAAAAGTTATCAAGCGTTAGCAGGATAAGTAGTACCGAAGGCAGTGCCAGCGGTGCTAGTAGCGTGCAGCTCAACTGCACATGCAGGGTTAAGGAAGTCAGCACCCATAGCCAGACGACCCAGCATCACGTCACCCTGATAAATCACGGAAACGTCACCACTGGTAACCTGAACTTGAGGACCGATTGCTTCAACAACACCAGCAGCTTCCTTCTGGAAGATAAGTCCGCAGGTAGTGTCGAAGGCGTCTTGCTCACCGTAGTTGTTATTCATACCGGTGACGCCGCCACCATCTTCCAGTTCGGTATCGCTACCAACAAAGGAACCGGTGTTGCCAGGAGTCTTAGGCAGAGTAGAACCATCAGCAGAGTACTTAACGCCGTAGTTGCCCAGGAACGGAATGTTCATGGACTTGTAGATCTTGATACCAGCGATCTCGATAACGCCGTTACCGGACTGCAGGGACTGACCCTGAACGTCACGATTCACGAGTCCGTTATCACCAACCTGTTGGATCAAGGAGTAGTACTGACGTGGGCTGAGAACGCCGACACGTCCCTCTTGGCTGACGCCTTTTTCGTCCATGGCAGCTGCTGCATCATAGAAAGCAGTGATCAGCTTGCTGGCAACGAAAGCATCCTCCACAGCACCAGTACCAGAACCAACTTGGATCTGAGTACCGCCGGGTTCGACGAATCCGGACTTAGAAACAGGAGAAGCTTGACGTGCACCTTTTGCGATTGCACGGAAGATCAGACGGTCATATTTTTCAGCAAGTGCATAGCCGATCTTACGAGAGATCTCAGACCTCAGATCGTAATGAGCAAGCACTTCGTCCAATTCATAGACGAAAGCTGAACTAATCAGAAGATCATCACAAGTAATGGTCTTCTCAGCCACCGGCGGTGCACCATCGGTGTTACCGAGGATTGCGTTGCCAGGGGTGTGATACTCAGCCTTTGTGCGGCCAGTATAGATAAACTGAAGAGACTTACCGTTCTTCAGAGTACGCTTCATGACAAGATCACGAGCGATCGTATTGTTCTGGAAGCCTTTGAACATCTCTCCACTGAACAGTTTCAAGTAAAGAGCGCGGGCTTCGGCAGTAGTCCGAGGGGAACTTACTGCAGAGTTAAGTGCACCCGGCGAAGTTAGATTCGTTTGCAGGGTACTAGATTGTTGTGCCATTGTAAAAAGAGAATGTATGAATCAGTCTCTTCAAAGCTTTGAAGTTTGTGGTCTTTCCCACCGTCTAGACGGCAGCCAAGGTATCCGCGTACGGGCTTGGTGCCAAGAGCAGGGGGAGGAATCGAACCTCCCCTACACCATCTGCTAATTAGTATCTATACTTTTCGATTAGGTCAGTGTTCAGTTGACTGGGTGTACGTTTTTGATTAGTCGGCTTTTTGCTAACACCACCTTCTGATCCAGGCAAGTTGGTACTTGCACCTTCATCAAATTTTTTAGCGGTCTTGGAATCAGCAGTAGTTTTTTGGGCAGCTTTAAAAGTAGAAAAAGCCTGAGCAGCTGACTCAGCAAGTTCAACTGCATCCATTATTCCAAATTTCTTTTTCTTAGCCATTAGAAATCAAGGTCAGAGTTTTCGAGTTTGTTAATAACGTCACTGCGATAAGCAGGATCATTTTCATAGCGTGGGTCAGACATAGCCTCAACCAGCTCAGCTTGACTGCGGAAAGCTTGACGTTGTGTAGTGGGACTCTGACCAGTCAGAAGCTCACCATCAACACCAGTCATATCTCCATAACGTGCCATCAAAGCTTGTACCGCAAAGAAACAGGCAGCAGGATCACCTGAATCCATGACGTTGTCATACATGTCAATCTCAGCCTCGCTGAGGTTTTCACCTGCCCAGCTAAGCATCTGTTCGTACTCTTGCTGACCACCAGCCATGTCCTGGAGGGCTTCAATATCCTCGTTAGTGAGACCACCTTCTTCAGATTCTTCCGCCTCTTCATATTCGGGTTCCGTATCTTCAGAGGTTTCTTCTGCCGCTTCACCTTGTTCGTCAGAGCCTAGTTTTTGTTGAAGCTCAAGGTAAGCCTGTTCAAGTTGTTCAGTTGAATTGTATTTACCAGCCAGTAGCGTCTCTTGCTCTTGTGCGAGCTGCTCCCCAACTTCTAACGATTCTTGTTCGGCAGCATTAAGTTCACCAGGCTCTGCTACTGGATCCATAGATGTAAGTGTTTCGGCCATAAGGGTGGTTTATTCCTGTGTGGGTTGATTAATTTCTTGAGGGGGTGCAGGTGCTTCAGCTTGTTCTTGCTGACCCTGCTGCTGTGCAACTTGAGCAAACTTACTAGCTTGTTTAGTAAGCTCTATTTGTTGCTGTTGCTGTTGGGCCATATCTTGCTCACCTTGCACCTCGTCAGCAGTACGGACAAGATTGAGGACATCAATACCTTGTGAAGTAGCCAATCGTTTGACAACTTCCTCAGGGTTGATGAACTTCAAGATTGCTTCAGGACCCATTGTCTGTGCAATGGTCTGTAGGTACATGGCAAGACTTTCACGATCTTGTCCACGACCCAGCGCATTGACACCAGCAACGATTGTTGGTTTCACAAGGTTGGAGGGGATACGAGGGATCTCACCAGACTTTTGTGCAACGCTAAGTTTGCGGTTCAGATACGGAACAAGGAAGTCAACAGTCAGCAGACTGAAAAGGCCACCGAGCTGCTGCTCTAGCTCCATCTGTGTCATCCGCACTTCTTCAGCTGTAGTGCGCTCGCTGTTACGTACGCTCAGGATTAGGAATGCTTCAGCAATACGACGCTCAAGTGATTGAATCATTTGATATGCGGTATTGAAGTCAGCAGTCTTACCAACCTGAACGACACCAATGTCATCAGGTCTACCCTGAACAATTGCACCATTACCAGCTTTAGCCAAGGTACTAGGTTTAGTAGTACTAGAAGGTGAGACAGTGAACACAACCTTTGCCGCTGCAGCACTGCCCTCAATAATTGCTTGAGACAAAGCATCAAGTGATTTCAGATCACCGATGAATTCTTCTACTCTACCTCTGCCGTAGGCTTCATTGTCTACGGTGTTAAACCTAAGAGCAAGCCAAGGATTGGTATCAAGAGGTGCCTTACCTTGAGACTTAGGAATGACTTTTCCGTAAACCTCTTGGTGCCAGACAAAACGATTGTTGTCACGCTTGATGTGTGTATACACATCGCATTGATTGGTTTGACCTGTTCCTGCATAACTATCCTCGTGGTCAACAACCATTGACTTGAGTTGCGGGAACATGTCTTCGACTATTTTTTTGTTGATACGTTCTTTGGTTACAATCTCAATTACATTACCGAGACCATCTCTATCTACAACATACCGGTTCAAAGGATAAAGCTTCAGTTTATCTTTTGCCATGTAGATCAAAGCATTACCAGCAACAACCAAATGCTTCAGGGCTTGATGCACAGTGACCCTGTCATCAGATGCAGCAATTGATTCCATCATGGTCCGCTCAATCTTTGAAAATGACAAGTCAAGATCAGAACGAACCTTTGGATCAATGTCTTCACCCATGAGACTGGTCTCATCAAGCTGAAGTTTGAAGAAGCTAGTTTGTACAGGCAGAAGGGCGAGCATCAGCTTGGAAGCCAAAGTAACCACACCCTTTGCACCTACACTTTGATATGGATTAAGCAGCGTTTTGTGAGAACTGTTGTCCTCGTCCTGCTTAATCAAGTATGGCAAAGTAAGTTTTGAAGCATCAATCGCGGATTGTAGAAACTGGTTCCGGTCAGAACTAAGAGCGTCGTACCGTGCTTGTGCTGTCATTTGTTAGTTTTACCTAATTGTTCTATTTACTCTTTTGAAGATTGCGGCCTTGATTTTTGAATTGGCGATTTACAAAGTTAGGACCAAGACCACGCCGCTTAGCAACCTTTCTAATTTTAGCTAATTCTTCAGGAGTAGTTTTACCATCGTCGTTAGATTTAGCGATAAGGTTTTTAACACGTTGAGCACCACCAATCTTAGGCTTATTTGCACCACGAAAAGGTCTAGGACTTGTGCTTTGTGCAGTAGTCTTCTTGTCAGCCGTCGGACCTGTAGTGCCCTGTTTAGGAATAGAAGTACTGGATTTAATTAGAGAAGCTGGAACCTTAGGTACTGCAGCATCTTCACTACGTCGTGGCTTTAGAATAGACATACCAAGCTGCTTGAAGTTACGTGCATTAGACTTAATGTCTCCAGCCAACTTACTGGTTGTCTCCTTAAACTTCTTGGCGTAATTAATACTGCCAAGTTGTTTCTTCAAACCTTCAATGGCACCTCCATATTTAGGTTTAAAAGCTTTGGCTGTCCTAGCAGTAGTACGCTTGACAATATCCATTGCGTTGCGAGCTGTACCACCACGCTCTTTGTATCGAGCAGCCATCTTCTGACGAATATCAGCGGAATATTTATCAGCATCAAACTTACCTTTGGTTTGATACTTTGGATCTTTTAACCTGTCAGGGCGGTTAGGAACTTTGATATTCAGACGCTTGGGATCAGCACTGTAATCCTTGAGTCTTGATTGCCAAGCCTTCTCTGCAGTCTGACGTACCTTCTTAGGATTCCATTTCTTACCTTTGATGTCCTGAGGTTTGATGGCACCTTGATCGCTAAAGATAGGGTCAAACTGATCCTTTTGCTTTTTAGGTTTTTTGACTGGTTCTTTAGTAGTTTGTTGAGCCGTCTTTTCAGCTTGTAAATTACTAGCAGCCCGATCAAACGCCTTATCTACAGCATCATCAGGAAGGAAGTTACGCTTACTGACATTGCGGATTTTAGTCATCTCTTCAGGTGTGACTTTACCGTCAGCGTTTGCAGCCTGAATGAGTTTGTCAACTTGATTGTTGCCTTTGTTGAATTTGTTCCGAAGCTTCTTCTCAGAATCAGTCAGCCCAGGGGGGTTATTCTTAAGGTTCTTCTTCTCATCGAGTTGAGCCTCAAACTCCTTAACAGTCTTACCTTTTTTCTCACCACTATGATGAGAGGCCAACATCTTGTCAACAGTACCCTTTGCAATCCCGAATTTAGATTGAGTATTCCGGATCTTGGCTAGCGCTGCTTTGGTCATACCAGACTCAGCAGCAGAAGCTATCTGCGCCTTTAGCTTATCTCTACCTCTTTTTTTGTCGATAGTTGTATGAGTGGGAGCTGGAGAGGTTTCCTTGGCTTTAGTAGTTTTAGAAGGAGCTGGAGAAGATTCCTTAGCTTTGGTGGTTTTAGAAGGAGCTGGAGAAGATTCCTTAGCTTTAGTAGTAGCAGTTAATTTGGGCTTTAAAGAATCGGGAAGTTTACCTCCTGCATCCTTAATTCTTTTAACTGTAGAAGGATTGATTTTGTAATGACTGGCAAAACTATTGATCTCAGCATTTTCTTTTTTACTGATCTTGCCATTATTCGCAATAGCTTGTTTTACCTTTTGTTGAATTGTCCTCCTAGCAACTCTCCTTCTTTTGTTGATGTTTTTTTTAGCCATTGTTTTCTAGACGGTTAATGAGCCATTCGACAACGGACCTTTGACCAGAGCGATACATAATCTTTTCAATGCTGTCGTCTGGTGATGGGGTAAGGGGTGGATATTGTTCTTCAAGCTGAGTGATAATGGCACGGGTTTCCATGCCAAGAATCTCAAGCATATTGGGGGAGATTGACATTGCTATGTTCAAAGAATGCAGGCATTCTGCCCGCCTTAGTTTCTGATAGCTCTGGTGCCTTGCCTTCGTACATCAGACGGTCACTAGAAGCAAGCCAGAATTGTTTGTCCAAATATTTATTGTCTGATTTACCAAGAGGTTGCATCACCCAATTGATAGTTGCCTTCCTGAGTTTATCAAGAGAAGGACTGATGTTATACCCCAGCTCAGTATGAACCAGACTATTGGTAGCCACATGAATTTGTTCATCTCTGCTGATGTCTGCACTTACTGTTCGCATACCAGCGTCACCATTAAACCTAAAGAATGGTAGAAGAACGAAGAAAATTGCACGCTCGGCCACCATCGCTTTGGTGATCGTGTGATCAGGATGTGCCTCCCACGCAGCCTTAAGTTTGAGCGCTTCAGCTTCAGCTTTCTCATCAACGCCGTAAGCAGAGGCGATGTAACCAAGTGCCAGGTCGTGGTTCTCTTCGTCGGTGACATTAGATCGCAAGAGATCACGCGATGCCTCTGGTACTTCAGTGGATAAAGCATCAGTAATAAAATCTCCCACAGGTAGTTCCATATGTCGCAATGCAAGAGCACGGAAGATCGCTTCTTCCGCGCCTGCTTTGCATGTACCAGCACTCACTTGTACTGGTGTCCACTTGCGCTTCCGCGCCATTAGTTTTTGATAAGGGTTCATTCTTGACAATCACATTGAGGTTCTTTAAGAAGACCCTCCAAGTAATCGTTGACCTCAGTTTCATCCAAAGCTGCATATGCGCTTGACTTATCCTGTACGTCGCCCATCACTTGAAGGGAGTAATAGAGGGAAGTCTGAGGCGATTCAAGCCACTCTTCAATAAAGGACTCATCCATGATGACCATATCTGACCACCAGTTCTGTGAGTATCCGTGAAGAAGTCCAGTCCTATCCAACAAAATCATTATGTTATCGGATACTTTTTTGAAAGCCTCCCATCCGACAGCAGAGGCAATCTCTACGTTTCCGTAGTCATAGGTTTGTACACCAAAGGTGCCGCTGTCACGGTCAACTGTGGTGGCAATAGGTGGAGCAATTTCAGGGGTGGAAGTGTAGCCATCAACGTCCTGTGAGCGGTAGCTACAAGACGCTGTGGGAGCGATTGCAAAGGCACGGACCATGTTGTGCTGCTTAGCAATTTGAGCAGCCGCCTCGATACCATCACGCAGTTGTTTAGCAAGCTCGAATGCTGGAGATGCTTTTACCAGTCCTGAATTGAGAGATTCCAGGGCGTCTCCGAATTGCTTGTAGGTGATTCCGTATCGCCTGAGAAGGTTGGCGAGTCCGAGCATCCCAAGTCCGACTTGACGGTCGCATTCAGGCTGGAGATATTCTCCTGTATCGCCGACACCAGTACTAGCGTGGAGGCTGCACAGCTCCGACATACCCTGAACGAAAGCTTTTGGGATTGTGTCGAACTCACAGGCAGCGAGATTGATATGTTCAAGCAAGCATGTTCCGCGTGAGCGCAGGTAAACTTCAAGGCAGACGTTTCCATAAATTCGTTGTCCTTCATTGTCATACTTAACTTTGTTTAGCCATACATCACCACGCTTCATGCTGTTGAGCAGCTTGACACGGGTGACAACATCCATTGCTTGCCACCACTCATCGTTGATGTCTACGCAACGCTTAACCCACGGGAGTTGTTCACGTGGAGTGTTGATAAATTCTTCGATGTCAGGATGGTTGGCATCGAGGTGAAGAACAATAGCTCCATTCTTATACTTTCCACCACGACGAAGTACTTCATTCAAAGTAGAATAGATCTTCCCGAACGAGACAGGACCAGAGGCAACAAGCCCTTTGCCATTATCGTCTCCTTTGGGTCGGAGTTTACTGAGGTGGATTGCAAC